ACCACTAACTGTAACTACAAGATCGTTTCCTGTACCAAAAGTAGGACCATCAGTACCGCCTATTTGACTTCCTTTTACAACAATTTGATCGCCTACTTGGTAACCTTGTCCTGCATTTTTAAATGTAATTGTGTATCCTGGACCGCCTCCTAAGCCTCCAGTTAAACTAATTGTTACATCCAGTTCTGCTTTACAGCCTGTGGGCGCACCCAATGTTTGACTGCTTTGTTGCACAGTTAGTCCTCCACGAAAACTTATTCCAAATATAGCTTCAAACTCTATGTCCACTGTAATCTGTGTTTCACTAAACAGGAACCAATCTCCTGTTGTTAATGCTTCGTCAAATACAAGTGCTTCTTCTGGCCCTGCATGTTTGCTTCCACATGTAACTACTTCTGCTACATAACAATGTCTGTAATTCTCATCAGCATACATTGCTGTAATTGTGTTGTTGTCGCTTGTATAAGTAAGAAGTATATTGTAGAACGCTAAATCTAAACTACTAATATCGCCAGGTTGGATATGCAGTGTAGCAACACCGTTATCGTGGTCTGTAATTCTTAAATTTTTAGTAAAGAGTACAGAGTCTCCATCTTTTTTAGTAAACCTTGCTTTTAGTGCTTTTTCATGTAATGGGACGGGACAACCGTCTGCATCTCTGATAAAGAAAGTAATCACAGTGTCTACACCTTTCAACAATTTGAAAGGTTTATATGAACTAGGAATATTCCTAGTTGTACCAGTGCGTGTAGCAAGTACTACATCGCCACGTTGGCTATATGTATATCCGGTGCCGTTGTATGCCATTTATATGTTCTCCAACAGTATTTATTAAATGATAAGTAATATTATGACAATAGGAAAACAATATCAAGAACTTTTAGACCAGTTTCCGTTCCTAACGCTCGCAAGTTATGGAAATAACGAGTATGTAGGTATAATGCAAAATCAAGACAACAATGTAATTAGTATGTATGTCTATGATCAAATAAAAAGCAGTAATGCAAAGAAAGTATTTTTAGATTTAGGAAGTGAATGGTGGTGGGAAACTAACCGCCAAATACCAATTAATATTATAATGGGAAATCGTTTCAAGCCTTTTAGAGAAGCATTAGTAACATTTACAATAAAAGACTTTGAAGTATTACATGGGCCTACAATTTGCCTTAGGGATATAATGCAAAAAAGAATAAAACGTAAAAATGTGCAGTTAATCCGTAAGGTTAACTAACAACATCTTCACATAATAAATTCATTTGTACTACTACTGCATGTGCATACGCAATTGCATGGCTCTTCTTAAAGTAATAAGAATCATCTTCGGGTTTTATCCACACTTCGTTCATTATCGTTTGCCACTTTTGGTTCTGTAGATGACGTTTCGCTGGACGTATAATCGCTAGTGTCGCGGCTAATTGTTCTACCGATTGCGGCTTCAATTGTTTTAATAGTTCGCTGTGCCCGTTTAGATGAAACAGCTGATCTACGAAGTCTTTGTGTTCCAGAAGTTCCCATAATGGCTCCCTTTCCATTAATTGTGTCAAGTGTTCGTTATCCTTAACGTCCTTGTATAATCCTAAATTTAGAATATCTATTTTAAAAAATCCTTTGTCCTCAGCAATTTTATGATCAATTGTGCTTAACCCTGTAAAAGGATCCTTTGGCATTTTGTGAAAGTAAACACCTGTATTGTGTTTAAGTTTTTTACCATCTCTTTCAATAACCGCAGTTGTATGATCAAATAGTTCCAATATGCGTTTTCTATCTGCTGTATCTATATCAATATCTGTTGCTGGTATCATCCTATTGTCTCTCTTATCCACTTTACATCATCTGGAAACAAACTTGTTTTACGAGTCCAAAATCCTGGATCCAATGTATTTGCTATTTTTTGTAGTAGTTCTGCAGGACATGTTTCTACAAAACTTTGTGCTTTATCACTACTGTAAATTACCCAAGGGCTAATCTTTCCTAGTTCAATATGTTGTACAATTTGCTCTGCTGGTGCCTTTTCAAAATATTCGCTCCAGTGTTGCCCTGTGTTTAATCCCCATTCTTGTGCAAGTATTACAAATCTTTCTACTGCTCTATCTGCGCTTTCTGTTTTACTGTGTTCTTTTAAGTAACGATTGTAAACACTGTCCTTGCTCCATGTGTCCAATTTAATCTTGTTTGTTGTAAGCCAGCGTATATAGTTTTCTGGATTAATTGCACGTATATCCAGTACATATCTACCAAACTTAACAAATGCACTATAATACTGACTGCCAGCGAAGTCTTCATACGTTTTGTTCTTCTTACTGCCCATGGCTAGTTTGTACCAGTAATTATATGCATCATATCCTGCAACAACGTGTTTTTCTGTACGACTAAGGGCTCTTCGCTTTCGCTCACACATATGTACTGCAAGACTGTTTTCTCTTTTAAAAGTACGATTACAATACTCGCATTTATACATTACTTAAAAAGTGCCTTTATATCTTTGTCTGTCATTCCTGTTTGCTCTGCGAGTGCTTTTAGTTCTGCTTTTGTACTTTGCAATAACAAGTCTAGTTCATCATCATTTATACTTGGATATAATCCTATTAGCCAATCTGCTACTTTGTTCTTTTTTTGTCTTTTTCCAGGAGGTATCCAAGGATGATATTGACTTTTACCAATACCAACAATTTGTAGAAGTCTGTGTTGTAACTGTGGATGATGTCGCAATGTATTAAACTGTACATTAACAAGATCATTTGTCATTGTTAAGTAGTGATCCCTTATCTCATCATGGTTACTGTCGCATGCACTTGTATAACGCATCAGTATCCATATGCCTACCTTTTTTTGTTCTTCTTCTGTAAGGCTATCCCACCAACCAACATCACGTTGATCTATAGCTCGCATCTCTTCCTTAATGCTTAGTTTATTGCTCATCAAATTTTCCGTACTTTATATAGTTTATTAGATTTGGTAATAACAGGAAAAAACTTACTACAAGACTTATACCTATTATGTATAACCAAAGCATTACCACAATCCAATTGTTTTACCGTTACCTACTATTATAAAGCAACATGTTAAAATATGCAAGATAATCCAGAACGTTCTAAACCACAATGCTTTGTGGACATCGTCCTGTGTAATAGGTAAAAACTCTGGTTTATCGTCATCATTAATACCTACGGGCATACCAACTGTTCTGCTCCATAATTTAAGCCAACGTCTTTGTCCGCTCATCCTACCATCCAATTAAATACAGCTCTTATACTCAACAACAGATACATAACTTCCATTAGTGCTCTGGGTGTATCTCTGTCTTTCCATCCAAAGTATACCCAAATACTACAACTAACACAACCTAATGCCCAGCCCATCCACTGTGTTTCAACATCAGCTTCACTGAGAATAAATGTTGCTACAATTGCAATAATAAAACCTGTCCAACGCCAGCCGTCTATGTTTTTATAAAACCGTATTTTCATTTATTATCTTCTTTACTTTCCAGGGTGTAAAGCATACTGATCCCAAACTTACATGATCAGCACCTGCATCAAGATACACTTTTGCATCTTTTGGTTTTGTTACACCTCCTCCTGCAACAACTTCTACATGTGAATATTTTGTTTTTATATATTCTAGTATTTTTAAAGTATAAGGCACAAGTATTTTACCACTTATACCGCCTTTGTCTGTGGGCAATGTATTGCTTGCATGTATTTGAGTGTAACCCATGTCTACAATTCTGTCTATTAGTTCTTCTGTACTGTTGGGAGGTATTTTAACAATACAGTATTGCCCACGCATTTTTTCAGGAAACTTAGTAAATCCTGGCCAGTCCATTGTAGCATTACAAGCATCTATATTAGGACAACTTATATTAAGTTCTATATTCCGTTCTGGACCTACAGCCATTAATATCTTTTCCCAATCACTAGGCTCAAGTGCCGCAACACTCAATACATTATTATAACTAGTTTTTAACATGCCTGCTAATAGTCCTGGATTGCGTAAACCTAATTTATTACGCCAACTATAACCTGCATCTGTTTTTACATATCTTAATGTTTTTATAATTTGTTTTAGTCTGCCTTTACGAGGCGAAATTGTAAATGTTCCATGTACACTTAAACTATTTTTATAATGTAAATAATTTCCAAAAGGTGCTGATATAAAAAACATGTTTACTTACCATAAATGATATGTATCTAATACATCTGGTATTTTACTTGTTTCTTTTACAAAAAAGGCACACTGGCTACCATCTTTTCCGTCCAGTGGCACTGCAAGTAAATGTCCATATTTTAATTTAGGAAAGTGCCATTTTACTTCCTGAAATACATTTGTTATTTCTACTTCCTGAAACTTTGGAAGGAACCCTGTAATAGGATTAAATGTAAATGCATGGAAGCCACGATCATTTAAACTTGTAATAGGAACAACTTCTGGTTCTCCTACATCAGGTTCACAAATAATTAAACTCCAATCTAGTGGCATCTTTACTGTGTTTTCGCCTATTTTTAGCACTGCGGCAGGTGCATTAAATATTTCTAAAAAAACCAAGGGTACAAAAAAGTAATCTGCTTCATTCTTGTTACTGTAGTCTAATACGCAATATCTAATATCGTCTATTTCTTCTGGCACATAGTCCAGTTCATAACTGTGATTATCTACTGTTAATATTTTCATCTATATTTCACTTTATCTATTGTAAAGGGGTATTGTGCTTCTTTATAGAACTTTTTGCGTTGCGTTAAATGTCGTTTGCTAAACTTTGCACTACTCGTTACGTCCCATATCTGTACACTGTCTTTGTCTTGTGCTTTACGTATACCACGTCCTATACTTTGTATTACCCGTACAAAACTTTTTCCAGGCTCAACAAGAACAAGATTAAAAATGCGAGGTATATTAATGCCAACCGCGGCAACACCATACGTTGCGATGATGATTTTGTTCTGCGCTTCACTGACTTCATCGTACTCTTCTTTCCTATCTTTGCTTTTCATAGATCCGCTAATAAACACGGTATCTTCTGGCAAGCGTTCTATTAAACCTTCGCCTGCTTTGATTCTGTCTACTAATACAAGGGTATTTCCACTTTTACTAATATTACTTATTAGTCCTGCCATGTAGTCCAAGCGTTTTTTGTCTGTTGTAAGATATGTAAGCTCTTCTTGATAGTTACTGTACTCTGCTGTTTCTTGTAATTGAATAACATTCACATCACATTGTGCCAGGACCCCCATGTCCTGTAACTCAGCAGCGGCCAGTTTGTTTACAACTTGCCCTAGCGTTATTGTAAGTCCAATTTTGTCAGCATCTTCTTTAGGAATCGTTCCTGTAAGACCCCAACGTATTGGAATATTTGCAAAGGCACCTGTAAGTAGTTTTTTCAGTACATCAGCTTTTGCTTGATGCACCTCATCTACAATCACACACTGTACATCTTCAGCAAATTCCACAATACTTAAATTACTCTCACCATCACGAAAGCGTTTTTCCATACTGTTTAAACTTTGCCAAGTACAAATAGTGTGTGTTTTACCAAACTCTTTTCTGTCTCCAAAATAAACACCTACATCTAATCCAAGATTAATATAGTCTGCTTCTGTTTGTATAACAAGATCTTTGTTTGGTACAATTACAATACTACGCCCATAGGGCTCCATTAAATTACTAAGGGCGGCAGTTACTAGTGTTTTACCTGCGCCTGTTGCAATCTCCTGTAAGCATTGTGGATTCTCCAAAAACTGATTAATAATTTCCACTTGATAGTCACGTAGCACAACAGGTTCTCCTTCTACAGGATGTCCTTTGGGCCATACTTTGTGACTAAAATGTGTTTCAGTTATTGTGGGAAATTCTAGTTTTATCGCTTGTCTGCGATCTTCAATATCTACTTCATATCCTTCATCAAGTAGAACTGGTAATATATCTTCTAATAAATTTGTATAGGTTGTTCCGCCTATGTTAAAGTAATTGACTTTGCCGTCCCATCTACCCAACTTAAAAGCAGGTACATGATATGCATAAGGCAACATAAAACTAAATTTGTTCGCGAGTCTTTTTCTGGTCTCTAAGTCTAGACCTTCTATTTTACAATTTACTTCATCTTTAAGTATAATTTTTGCCATGCTACTAATATAACTTTTCTGTTTAACAAAGTCAATCTTCTTAGATAAGGGTGGGGGGACCGAATTACCAGTCCCCCCTTTTTAATAGATTAGCTGGAGTGAGAGTGACTTAGACAGAGGAGACGCTAATCTACTAAACTCTTCGCATGCATGTTGACTCTACATATGCTTTCCATTTTGCAGGGTTCATTTTTTTAAGATCTGCAATCTTGGTTACCATACGTAAGCTCAGCTCACGTAACTTATTGCGATTTACGTAAATGTATTCAAGCAAGTCTTCCTGCTCTTTTTTGCTGAAGCCATACTCATCAAGCATGCCATCTCCAACAATTTGTTTACATCGCAAAAACTTTTCACGCATTGTATCCATTGTCAAGTCTAGGTAGTGACACCTGGACATAATTGCGCCTAAGTGATCTGCAATTTTACCACGGGCCTTTTCAAACTTAAGGTTTGTAATAAAGATCACTGATCCTTTAAATTCAAAATCGTCTGGAATACCTTCCTGACGTAGTACTCGGCTTTCTGACTTCCAGCTTATCTTTCTCTTTTTGCCACTATCTAGTGCGGCTTTAAGTAAGTTTAGCGAAGTCTCATCATACAGTACTGTATCACAATCATCTAGTACTAGTACACTGCCTTTTTCTGCGTACTCATAAAGTAGTTTGTATAAACCAATAGCACTAGCGGCACCTTTTTCCATGCCATATTTTTCCTTGCCATTAGTAAGTTTAGTAGCAACATTGGCTTCGTCAAGCACTTGCTCAACACCAAAACTTTTTCCTACACCTGGAGGGCCTGTTACAACCATACCTCTAACAACTCCGTCAATTGCGGCATCTGTCATATCTTTTAGGATTTCAAAACGCTCTCGCAATCGCTTAATAATCTGCGCATCAGTTTCTACTTTAGTATTTGCACCACCAACTGGTGTTTCTACATCTACTTCTTCAAAACTATTGGGACTTTCTACTTTAATACGGATTTTACGATCTGGAACACCCACAACATCTTTACCGCATACTGTAATAAATCCACCTTTTTTGCCAATTTTAAAGGGTGCTTCCAATTTAAAAACTGTATCTTTAATTGGTGTAGCACCATACTGACCTGTCAAAACACGAACTTTCTGCATAAATCTCACTCCATCATTAGTTTCGTTATATTATCATGATAGCACAACTGCCATCAGTGTCAAGCACTTTCTGTAATTTTTACTCTATTAATTACAGTTTCTTTACATTTACTGAATTTGCTAACGCTCTGTTCCTTTACAAATCCTGTTACTGTCATATTCTTACCTACAATAAGGTCACTTACATCTGGATCTTTGTTCCAGAAAAACTTAACCAAGTTTTTTCCACTTTCTACACAAGTTACCAAATGTATATTATATTTTGCAATATACTTTACATCTTTTACAAACAACTCAAACTTACTACGTTTGCCTGTTGCACCCACATACTCACTATCTGTTCGCATGTTTTCATAAAAGTCGTCCATTTCATCTCTTTGCTTTTGAATGCGCAAACTATTTGGCAAACTAGCAAGTACACTAACTCCATAATTATCAACTTCAGTACCATTGATAATTTTACCTACACTGTCCTCAAATCCGTTGACACTGCCTGTTAGTTTTTTCATTACAATTACACCGTCAAAATACTCTTTGAGTTCCTGAGCTTGTTTGCGGTGTTTGTTTGTTATTTTAACTTTGGGAGGATTAGGATGATCTCCTAACATTCTTGCAATTGTTGTTTTGTTGTCCAGCACTTCGACGTCATTTTTATGATCAAAGTATCCAAAGCCACTTTTAATAAAGCCCTGTGCTTCATCAACTGCAATTGCTAATGTCAAAACTTCCATAATATCGTAACGTTTTTTCATCTTCTTCCCTATTGTTATATTTGCATTATGAACTAGTTATTCCATAATGTCAAGCATATTTCCACCAGTTTCTTTAAATTTTTCCTTTAACCAATATTTGTTAGTGGAAAAATATTCTTCTATAGTGCAAGTATCTTGATTCCAAAGCTCACGTTCTTTCATAGCCGCATAATACATATTACGGACAAAGTGGCGGAATTGTCCGCCAACACTGTCAAAAAAGCTATCGCCTTCCATTATGCATGCTCCACAATGCCTGTAATCATTGAGTTAGGCACTCGAGTTACTGTGCGACCAAATGGAGTAGCACCTGCGGCTACTACTTCAGTAGTCTTGCGGTTCATTTTGGTAATGATACCAGTGTGAACATAACCACGTGACTCCCAATTAATAGTGTCGCCTTTTTTCATACCACGGGTTGCATTGCGGCCAATGTAAGTCATTTGGCGTTTCCACTCTTCTGCAAGAACATTCAAATCTGCTTGAGTGCTAATTTTACGGATCGCATCAATTGCGTTTTGAAGATCATTAGGTGCCATAGTTTATAAACTCCTCTGCGGCTTGTTCGTTAACAAAACTTCCATTTTCATTGATAAGTTCCAACTGTTCTTCTGTAGCAGGAACTCCGTCTATATCACAACTTTCGATATAAGCATCACAAAAGTCGGGATAATCATAAAGATCAACACATTCAACAACTACGTTGTCTATTTTATCAAAGTCTATTTTCATTATACCTCCTTTACAATATATGGTTTATTCCAATCGCCAATATGAATATTGACATAATAAGCACGATCAAAGTAATCAGTCTGTATATCATCATTACAGTAGTATTTTTTACCACCAGCAAGTCCTGGTGCAGTGTGAGCAATTTCACTTACTTTGTCGATAATCTTTGCATTGTTTTCACCATACATACGCTCTGTATGGTAATGGTTAACTTGTTCGTAACCATTAATATCTACCTCAACTTCTTCGTGTGAGAAACGATCAAATCGCTTAGTAATCTCAAACGCAGGACCTTCTTTAAAAGTAACCCGCACACCTGAATGATGATCTCGCTTTACACCAAACTTGTATGTTTTACCAAACTCTGCTTTAAGAGCTTCACGGATTGTTTTAACATCTTCTGCGGAAATATAAGCCATTTGCAACTCCTGTTTTTTTCTAACTATACCTATATGATAAAGTAAAACGTCTTACTTGTCAACAACTATTTTTATTTAATGCCTTGTTCTTTTGCGGCATTTAAAATAATTGGAGTAAGAACTTCTTCTACTTGATCCTCCCACTGAGCCCAAGTAATGTTACTAGCATAATGAACGCTACTCTGATAAGGAGCCCAACCATATATGTTTTTAAACAACCCTCTTTTGTTACAAAGACCATTGTTAAACAAGTCATAAGCGGCATTTTGCGCTCTTCTAAACTTATCAAGATGTTTGTTTTTACCTCTTGAGTTTTCACACTTACCTGCAAGAGGAAGCAATTCATGTAACTCGTCAGCTAATCTTTTGAAGCCACTGTTAACACCCCAACTATTACTAAACAATTTTTCTTGATAACCGTTATACATATATTTTTTTCCTTATTTTCTTAACTTACTCTTATACTATAAAGTAAAACGTCTTACTTGTCAACAAAAACCAGAAAAAAAAGGCAGGAAAAAATCCTGCCTTTTCAAATAGTTGTAATTTTTTTTGTGTTTTTTACACTTTTTTTTGTTTTTGATATAAGTATTTGTGTAGCAGTCGATGTTCGGAGACGATAATTTAAACGACTTTGCAACACTTCTGTGTTAGCTACATAAAGTAAGGCCTCGCCACACTTCTGCTACAAACTTACATCTTCGAGTCCAGCCGCTCTTAACTTCACAATATTATTGATCTGAAACTGTTTAGCATCTAGTGCTTTGGATAGCCCTATATACTTGTTTCTAAGCAGTGCAAACTCGTTTATCAGATGTTGTTGATCCACAACATCAGGATCTCCATCAACATACTTTTCAGCATCTCTGCTAGTTAGTTGACGATTATAGTGTTCCAGAAACTTTCTGAACTTTTCACTACGTATCTTTCTTAGTTCGATGTTAAGATGTTCAAGAATACTTTCAATTTCCTGTAACTGGTTAAAACGTTGCTCAACAATACCTGGCATGTCTCGACTGTGTTTTTCAACACTACCAAACAAGCCAGTTTGTTTTCTTGCCTCTACTAGCTCTTTTTCATAGTGCTCAATAGCAGGCACTATGTTAGCTAAATTTTCTTTTACACGTAATAACCAATTGGTCATTTATTAATACTCGAGTTCTTCTTCGTATTCATCATAATCTTCTTCCACTACATATTCTTTTAATGCTCTATCTAATGTACCACAAACTCCAAATAGTTCGTTTGCACATTCTTCTAAATCTAATATAGCATTATCCTGTACAGTAGTCAAGAAGTGCTCTGCCGCCGCTTGCTTATCTTTTTGGGGGATATAATTTTTTATACTCCCCCATAACTCAGCAATACTGGTAGCCTCGTTACTCGATATTTTCATTTACTTCCTCATTAGTAGTTGGATTTTCATCAAGGCTATTTAGTTCTTCTTCTGTAATATCTTGATTTACTTCGCCGCTAACTTGGATTTCGTTATAATCGTCCATGATCTTATCTAAGCATTGTTCATCATTGCGTTCCCATGCCTTGCGGAATTGTACAACAACTTCGCCACTAACAGGGCTAGTATACTCAAGACGGTTACCTGTCTTTTTAAGTAGCTCTGCACGTTCAAAGAAGTCTACAAGTCCACTGTATGGGCTCATGCCTGTTTCGTAAGGGATTTCCACTTGTACGTTTTCAAAAGGTTTTGCGTACCTGGTTTTCATAATCTTACAGGCGGCACGTATGCCATGAACGTCACTTGTTTTATTGCCATCTGCGTCAACTTTAAGTTTTAGTTTTCTCATCGCTATAACAATACTTGATGCATAAATGAAGCCCTGACCTCCTGAAATCTTGTCATCTGGGTCAAACATATCTTGGCTTGCATATGTGTGATTTGTTGCTACTAATCCTACGTTGTAGTCACCAAACATGTTAACGCAATTGCGTACAAGTGCTGACAATGCTTTAGGTTTTCTACCCATATCACCTTTTAAGTCGCCTTTTTCAAACTGTGCAACATCTGTAGGTGTGAGCATCATACCCAAACTGTCGATTACAAACAATACTTTTGGACGCTCATCAGTGTCCTTGTCTGCATATTCTTTTTTGTAGTCTGCCATAAAATCGTTAATAACTTTTGCGGCATCATCAATCATTGCCATGTTAAGTTTTAACAATTTGTCTTCTTCAGTACTAACACCAAGTGCATGTAGCCATTTTTCATCTAATGCGTTTTCACTGTCAATAAGCACAACAAAAATACCTTGTTCTTGTGCATTACGTACAATATTACCTGCCGCAACATAAGATTTGCCTGCGCCACTTTCGCCTGCTAGTACTGTAACTTTACCAAGTGGAATACCTTTTCTAAAGTCTCCACTAATTAATTTGTTCAGGCAATAGTTACCAGTTGAGATCCATGTATCAGGATCCCTAAAACCAATACTCATTCCTGGAACACTCTTCGTAATACTTTTACGGAATTTACTTACATCAAATGGTCTCGCCATAAAGTTTTCTCCTGTAGTTGATAAAAAAGTGTGGGGGATTCTATCCCCCACAGTGCCGGTTAATTATTCGCCTTTACGTGCTCTGATAGCGGCAAGAATATCTTGCGCACTCGCTTTGCCTGTATCGGCTTCCGGTGCCGCCGCTGGGGCAGGTGCCGGAGTTGACTCTGCAACTGGCTCAGGTGCTGGTGCCGGAGCAGGCGCCGGAGCAGGTGCTGGCTGTGCTACAGGAGTTGTAGCGTTTGATGTCAGTCCATCCAGGTTAACACCTGCTGGACGATAAAAATTACCAAAACGTGCTGGATCATAAAGTTGACCATCAACACTTGCCTCAAACATTTCGAAGATAGCATTAACTCCTTCGCTGTCAGGCTTCTTGGGCATAAAGTCGTTCAAGTTAAACAAACCTTGAGATGCCACATGATTACGCTCATCTTCGCTCAACGAACGCTCTCTACGGGCCCAATTACTAGTAGAGTAATCTGCGTACTGTCCTTTTTGCGTTTTTGCAAGTTTAAAGTCAGTACCTTGCTCATAGTCTGTTGGAATTTCAGGAAAGTCCGGATCCATCAACGCCTGCTTGATAATATTAAAAATACTAGGATTAATAATAAATCTACGGATTGGATTTTCAGGAACACTATCTTCCTGAAGTGGACTATCAACTACAAAGCCCTGGAACAAGTAACTACGCTTTTTCCAATACTTACGAGCCATATCTTCCATCGCTGGATCTTTAAACCAAGGACGGATCTCTGCATGGATAGGACATGTTTCGCCCCACATTTCCATGCATGGAACGGTTACTATTGCGGGTTTGTGTTCATCTCCGCCAGCGACACCACTGAAAGGAATACGTATCATTTGACGCTCACGCCAAAAGTAAGTGTTAGTATCATCGCCGTCTGGGAGGAATCTTAGTGTGGCTGATTGACCTTCTGGAATATTCCAAAACGCATAAATTGCGTTATCGCCACCAAAGTTAGATGCGCCTTTACCTGCGCCACGGTTTTCTTGCTCGAGCAATTTTGCTCGAATTTCTGCCAAAGATGCCATAATTTTTCTCCTATATTAGCCTTTGTTTGCCTAAGTTTGTTTTGCCTAGTGTAGCCACAACACTTATGCATTGTGTCTACTATATTATATTTAGTCTTTAAAGTCAAGTACTTATAGTAAAAATTCTTCTGGATCGTATTTACTGAGAACTTCTTCAATTTGCTTGACGGTTTTTTGTGTAGCATCTAATGATGCTTCCTTAGGATTCTTCATAGTAGCATTCTTTTGAACATAAGTCAATACTTTTTTTGCTACCTGTTGAGCCTTAGGGTTTAAGTCATGTATGTCGTCAACTAGTTGCGCTAACATGTTACTTAATTCGTCGTCCATACTGTGCATGGAAAGATATCCTGCCAACGCTGCATCTTGGTTAATATCGCCTCGAATTGTCATGTTGGCAGGATTATCAGGATCGTTTGGATCCATATCTCTCATTGAGATAGGACCACCTTTTGTGACTTTGTCGATAAGGGCTTTCAGTCTAATCATTCTGTCCTTATCGGTTGCTATTTCTCTCACTATACGGGCAACGTGCGGTAATGCATCGGCGACATTCTCGTCAAAACTGCGTACTGTAAATTTATCTCTAAGACTGTCTACACTTTCTTCTTCCAAAGAGGTTGTAGATTGCTTAAAGTTTTCGCTGTACACTTTATAGCCTTTAGTGCCACTTAGTGATTTAAATTCTTTTTTAATTTTTTCTAGTCGATTGCCTACGCCTTCAACTACTTCTTCTGTGTCTTCACTGACTAGTGAATTCTTTCTTGCATAGTTACGAAACTTTTGTAACTGTGAAAATTCCTCTGCTAATGAAATGATGTGTCCACCTAGTTCATCATATGGGTTACCGCCTTCTTTAATGTGACGTAGCATTGCACGTGCGGCACTTAGATTGTTTACAGGAAATTTGTAGCGTTCACCGTCTGCATTTTCGATAAACAAGCTGTGTATATTACGGCTTCTACTGCCACGTACTTCTTCATCAACATGTTTTTTATGTTTTATAATAAGTCGTGCATTTTCTAATGCTTGATAGCTGCTCTTGCTACTTCCATATGGTTTACTAAAACTTTCTTGTACATTCATTTCACTATTCCTTTTTGCTTGATAAGCAAAATCTTTGGGTTCAATATCCTTGCCAAAAGTTCTTAATGTATATTCTACAATATTCCTAGATGCTAACTGACGCAAATTATCTAACAATTTACGGATACTATCTACTTCTGTACTCTTGCCCAAGTTTACTTTTAATTCTATCTTTTCGTCGACATTTTCTAGATTAACCATTATTTTATTATCGCCATTATAAAAACGTTTGGCTTCCATAGGATCAATTGTGCTCTTACCGTCATCAGTAAAAAGCTCAAGTTTTAATCCATGTCCTTTAAGTACTTTAAATACTTGTTCACTTAGTTTATCTATATTAATCGCCATACACTTATTTATGCTTTTAGTTTATATTAGCCCTATTGGCATGGGCGGCAAATAATCAGTATCATCAAAACTATCTCGCAAATCTTCAAATGTATTTTCATCATAGCGACTTATTTCTTGCACCATACGAACTACTAGCATTGTAGCCATTACGAGATCATCTGTCTCGCCTTCTTTGGCTGCATAACTGGCACCACGTGCAATGAACACTTTGATTTCTCTTAACAATGCTTTACTTTTTATTTTTAGTTTTTCTGTTTCTACCCATTGTTTAAATTTTGCACATGCTGTTAATTTACTACGGTTAGTAGTATTAAAGCCTCTGCGA